TTGAAGCAGGTAGCCTACCCGAAATAAAAGACGACGCTTATCTATCGTGGCTCTGTTTACCGCAAGGAAGTTTAGCCGCAACGCCGATTCACGGTACAATTAAAGTAATATGGAATTAAAAGGAGAATAAAAAGATATGAGCGGATTCACAAGCGTAGACGATTTAGTAAACGAAATGACCGTAAACGGCAAGTTTAGACGTACGGACTGGAATAAGAACACCTTTTCGACGACGGCTCAAACCGCCGGATTATGGTACTCGCTATTTAGAGGAGCAGGAAATCCCTCCGCCGATACGATAATGGGTACTGGTACTAACCTCGCTTTTCAAGCTTTAACCGACGCTACTTCCGGAGCTACCGGAATATTACACGGCGGAAACGTATCTACAGATACGAAGCATATTCTTAACGCTTCGGCATACTCGGCGGCAGCTACGACAATGCCGGCAGTATTTATGCTCGTCGACCTCCTCGGCTTTTATCCTATTACTTCCGTAACTACAACCGGCGACCAAGCTCTTAATAATACGGTAACTCTACCTCGCTATACGACCGGCGAGGGAGTACAAGCCTTTATTACCCCTACTACGGTAATGGGTGCGGCAACTCCAAATATTCGCTTAACTTATACCGACTCCGACGGTAACGCCGGTAATCTTACTCCGGCTACGCTTCCTGCCGGTAACTCGGCGGCAGCCGTTACGTCTATCGTCTATAGCGGTACTGGAGCCGGTAAGTATGGTCCGTTTATGCCTCTCGCTATCGGCGATAAGGGTATTCGTAGCGTCCAACAGTTTAACCTTTCGGCTTCTTACGTATCCGGAGTATTAAACCTAGTACTTTGTAAACCACTTCTAACCCTGCCTATGACGACTATCGGCGTAGCTTCCGAGCGAGACCTATTAAACCAAGTACCGAGCTTACCTAAAGTAGAGGACGGAGCTTGTCTAGCGTGGTTAATGTACGCCGGTGCCGCAACTCCGGTTAACTCCGCATTTTACGGACATTTAGACTTCGTATGGGGTTAAACCTATGCTACTCGGCAACTACTCCGTATTAAATAAAAACCCAGGGCGAGCTTTAGCTGGTTCGACCGTATCTGATACTCGTTCTCAAACCGGTAAGTCCGGAGCGGTTCGAGGTAGATTTTACGGCGAATCGGCAGTAGCCGGAGAGACCGACCGAAACTCTACTCCTAACGGCTATAGACCGCCTTATTCGTGGGTACTATCTCCTAAGACCGGAAGCTTATCGTCTTACGGTTCTCTAGTAGGAGACGGAGAAATTACGTTCTCGAATCTAGCCGGAGGTCTAAACGCCGAGGCTCTATTAGCCGGTTCGGGAGTTATATCGGACGCTGGACTCGGGCTTATCGCTTCTGCCGTAGCTACTCTATCCGGAATCGGAGGAATCTCCGGCGATATAGTAGGTAAGCTAGAAGCGACCGCCGATTTAGCCGGTAGCGGAGACCTTACCGGAGCGTTAGGGGCATTAGCCGACTGCGTAGCTACTTTAATAGGTACTGGTACTCTAACCGGAGATGTAACCGCTAAAGGAGATATGTCCGCCGATATTACGCCGTTTACCGAATTAAGTCCGGAAGCTTTAGCGGCAGCCGTATGGAACGCCGTCGCTACGGTATTTAATTCCGCCGGTACAATGGGAGAGAAATTAAACGACTCGGGTTCGGCTTCTAACCCTTGGGCTACCGACCTCGGAGGAAAGACCGCCGGAGACCGTCTAAAGGACGCAGACGACCAAAGCTTCTTAGCTAGTGTTAAATAAATAGAATATGCTATCATTAAAATATGGAGATAAAATAATGCCAAAGAAAACTAAATACGGAAATATTTTACAGTTCGCTACCGAGGATACTCAGAAAGCGACTTTTAAAGGTAGTATTTATAGGAAGCAGATAGCTAAGTTCGGACAGTGGGTTAATCCGGATTATCCTTGGTTCTCCGACGACCCGAATATGACTCTAGACGAAGCGTGGGGCGAAACTATCGTTAAGAACTTTAACGAAGACGCTCTCGGCTCTCCTGTACCTGTACCGCTAAATCATACCGACGACGTTAAGGTTAATACCGGAGTCGTTCGCTCTCTAGAAGTAGTAGCCGGAGACGGTCTCTACGCCGATTTAGAGATTCTAGACGAAGATACTCAGGCTAAACTCGATAAAGGGCTTATTTTCGACGTATCTATTAGCTTTATGTGGGACTTTATACGACAGGATAACGGTAAGCACTACGGAGCGACGCTTCTTCACGTAGCGTTAGTAAATACTCCTTACCTTATCGGTATGACTGCTTTCGAAAAAGTCGGCGAAGCTTTAAGTAGGCTAAGTAAATCATTTAAACCGGTAGGATTATCGCTCGCTTCCGAGGGTGCTATAATGCTATCAAGAACGAAAGTAAAGGAGTTATCTCACGTGGAAGAATCAACTATCAAAAACGACAAAGAGTTCGACGTAACCGTAACCTATAAGGACGGCGACGAAGACGTAAGCGTAGTAGTAAAAGCCGGAGAAGAAGTAACCGTTCCTACGGAAGTAGCCGAAGAAGTTACTAGCCAAATCGCCGACGCTGTAGCTCCTACGGAAGACGAAGACTCTAACTCGGACGACGAAAATAAGGACGAGGACGCTAATAGCGACGACGACTCTAACTCAGACGAAAACGCCGACGATAAAAAAGACGACGAAGAAGACGAGGACGAGGAAGCCGATAAAGATAAGGCTCTCGCTAAGGCTCAACTTAAAAACGCCGAGTACGCTATTAAAGAGCGTTACCAAGCTCTACTATCCGCCGGTAAAGTTATTCCGGCTCAGGAAGCTAAGATTATGGGGCTTGCTAAACTAGGACAGGGCGTACAGCTTTCTACAGAAAGCGGTAAAAAGATTGACCTAGCTACCGTAGTTCTTGATATACTCGAAGCAGGAAACGTAAAGTTTTCTACCGAGGAAAACGGTTCGGATAAGGAAGACGAGAATCAGGACGACGATTCTAGTCAGAACAGCGACGAAAATAAGAAGCCGTCCGAAACACTTTCAGAAGCAGAACTAGCAGGATTTAAAGCTGTTGGAGCTGACCCCGCAAAAATGGACGAGCTAGCGGAGAAAGACCCTGTCTTTCGGGAGGCTCTCAAATCATTAAGTAATAAGTATCAGAAGAAAGGTACAAAGTAATGGCAGATATTACAGAACGAAAAGCTAGTACTGACCGTCAAGACGGTGTCGTACTTCCGTTCAAAATGGACGTAGAAAAAATCTACGAGGGTGCTCTAGTTGCTATTAACGCCGCAGGATACGCAGTTAACGCCGGAGACCACGCTAGCACCGTAGTAGTAGGCGTAGCAGACGAGACCGTAGATAACTCAGGCGGTTCTAACGGCGATAAAGAAATCAAAGTTGTACGTACTGGCGTCTTTACGTTTAATACGGCTTATAGTGCCGCTCAAACGGACGTAAACAACATCGCTATGGCTAGCGATAACCAAACGGTTGATTTAGCCGCAAATACCACTAACGATATTCCAGTAGGTCGTATCGTAGAGGTTCTATCATCAAGTAAAGTTCGTGTCGATATTCGAGACCGAGCGTAATAAGGTAAGAAAGGTAATATAGTAAAATGGAATCTATTTTAGCAAAAGGCTTGCTTACCAACTTCTTCGAGGGTTATAACTCGGTAGAGACGCATTGGCAAGAAGTCGCAACAAAAGTACCAAGCACAGCACGTAGCGAAAACTACGCTTGGATTGGTAGTATCCCACGTTTGCGTAAAATGCGTGGCGAAAGAATCCCTAAAAAGCTTCTAGAGCACACTTATACGCTTACTAACGAGGAGTACGAAGCTTCTATCGAAGTTAAGCACGCAGATATTAAAGACGACCAAACAGGACAGTACGGTCTACAAGCTAAGTCTATCGGTGAGTCCGCTAAGGTCTTCCCCGACGAACTTATCTTCGAAACTTTGCTTCCTGGCGGATTTACTAGTCTTTGTTACGACGGACAGTACTTCTTCGATACGGACCACCCTATCGGCGAAACCGGTTCGACTCAGAGTAACAAGATTACTTCTGCTCTCGACGCTACTAGCTTCCAAACAGCTAGGACTATGCTTCGTAAGATGAAAGACGACTTCGGTCGTCCTACGATGAATCGCAATATGGACTTGCTTATCGTAGTTCCTGCCGACCTAGAGGCTACAGCCGAGACTATTTTCGAGGCTCTAGTTAACTCTAACGGTGCTACTAACACCCTAAAGGGTAAGGCTCGTATCCTTGTCGCCGACTGGTTGGCAGATACGAATAACTGGTACTTGCTTAACGTAGCCGGTATCATTAAGCCTTTCGTATTGCAAGAGCGTGAGTTTATTCCGTTCGAAGCTCTCGAAGAAGGTAGCGAAAGCAACTTTATGCGTAAGAAGAATTACTACGGTACTTACTGGAGAGGTAACGCAGGTTACGGTCTCTACCAGAAAGCTATCGGAGCTTTGGTAGCCTAAAGTTAGTATAATAGGGAGGAGGATTACTTCCTCCCTAGATACTTAATTAACTAATAAGAAAGAAGACCAAACTTATGGCAAAGACCAAGAAATACGAAGTAACACTCCTAGCCTCTAATCAGAGCGGAGCTAAACGAACTTATTACCGAGGCGGTTTACAGTTTACCGTTTTGGAGCCTCAAGTTCTCGAATTGACTAACGAGGAAGTAAAGGTATTTAAAGATGACGCAAGACTCAAAGTTAAGAGTGTCTCGGGTAAGGGCGAATCAGACCAGAGCGAGACGACTAGCGACAGCGAAAGCGACGCACCAACCACCACAACCGAAACCACCGAAGAAGACTCTAGTACAGAGGATTCGGATAGCGAAGATTCTTCTAGCGACGAAGCGGAAGAAGTTAGCGACGAAGATACGACAACGGAGAGCCGTTTAGACGTACTTCTTAAAGAATCTCGAAAAGACCTCGACGCTTTAGCTACTAGCTTAGGCGTAGAAGCTCCCGAGAAGTTAGAGAACAAAACCGAAGTAGCACAGGCTATAGTCGAAGCCGAGGCTAGCAATAGCGAAAGCGAAGCTACTTCTTAATAAAACGAAATTGGAGTAGCTAGTATGGCAGCCGTTACCGATAAAGATTATTCTTCCTACCAAGATATACGAGAGGAATCAGGGCATTACCACCTCGTTAAGTTCGAGGAATTAACCGGACTCGCTAACGGCTCTAATACTATCTATTACGCTAAAAATACCTTTATAGTCGACCGTAACTATAACGATACTATCGACGTAGGTTCGGTAGACGGCGACTTTATCGCTTACGTAAACGACGTAGCGGTACAGGTTAACGCCGTAAACGTAGAGACCGGAGCTATTACTCTAGCCTCCGCTCCGGCTAATGGGGCTACCGTACTCGGCTCTTACGCTAAATCCGCTCTATCCGACGCTAAGGTCGATAAGTACCGTAAAGAGGCTATAGACTGGGCTCAGCGTAAGCTAAAAGGTATTCTCGACTATACTACGTGGGAGGATACCGACGTACCTCCTACGGTTAAGACGTTCGTCCGACTATACGCCGGAGCTTTAATCCTTATCCGAGACTACGGACTATCCGCAGATACCGAAGAAAGCTCTAAGGACGGCTATAAGAAGCTCGCTTCCGCTAAATCTATCCTAATGGACTTTATTAACGAAATAACCGACGCTACCGGCTCTACCGCTAGAGTAGGCGTATCTAGTCGTAGCGACGGTAATCTATTCGCTCGTAATACGGACTTATCTACTTATAACGAATCAGTTAGCCAAGACGACAGCTTTATGAGAGGTTAAGCTATGATAGAGCTTAAAGTAACTCTAGAGGGCGAAAAGCAACTATCTAGACGGCTAATAACTATTCCTAACGAAATTAGCGACTTTAAGCGTCCGTTATTCCGTATAGGAGCGGAAGTTCGAGGGGCTATAGATACGAACTTCTCGGCTAGAGGAGCGTTATTCGGTCGTTGGGTACCTCGTAAGGATAATAAACCGCACCCTCTACTAGAAAAGACCTCGGCTATGCGTCGTAACTTTAAACAGAATCTTGGTCCGGACTATATCGAGATATTTAACCCGACTCCCTACTTTAAATACCACCAGTCGAATAAACCTCGTAAGAAGCTTCCTCGTCGTGTAATGATGAAAATAGACCGAGAACGCCAACAGTTTATACAAAAAGAGTTCCAAGAGCATATAATAAGAGCTATGAGAGGAAACGCTTAATATGGGATTAGCAGAATACCGAGACCCGATACTAAAGGCTCTAATAGAGATGTTAGAAGCCGATGGTCCGGCGGATTTAGTCGGACACTACGTTTACGGAGACGTTCTCGCTCAACCTAAGAGCGATTTACCGGTAGTTAGCGTAGCCCGAGACGGTACGACAGTTTTATCCGACGGTACAATGCAAGACCGGCACGTACAGCCTATAGTTATAGCCGTTATTTACGACTGGACTCGGGATTTAAACGAGAGCTTCGACCTTACTAGAGGCACGAATAAGCTTTACGAATATATCGAGGCTAGAGATACCGAGTTTAAACTGAAGACGAAGACCCTCGCTTACGCTCTCCGAAAAAATCAAAAACTCGGGGATAACCTGTTTATATCTATTAACGATAACGGATTACAAATAGACTACGGTCTAGGTGTGGAAAAACGAGGTACGAATATCTTTTCGGTCGAGGGTATTATTCGCTTTAACGTGGAGAGTACGCAACAGAAGCCGAATCTATATTAAATCGTCGTGTTATAGTATCATTAAAGCATAGGAGCTAAAGTATATGTCGAAAGAAGAAAAGCCAAAATCAGAAGTTAAGGTAGAAGAAAAAGCTACCTCTTTAAAGCGTTATAACTTTACTCGGCATAACTTTAGTGTCGAAGCTAATTCCCAAGCCGAAGCCGAAGAAGCGTTAGAAAAACATCTTAAAGAACAAGAAAAGGAGACTAAGTAATGGCTAAAGTTATCGGGCGTACTGGTGCTATCGGTATTGCCGTAGAATCTACTAAGGGTACAGGAGAAGCTCCGGCTTTTTGGGTACCGGTTAAAAGTTACTCGTTCGACGATAAAGTAGAGTACGTTAAAAACGATTCTGCTATGGGTCGTATCGAAGAAAATAACGACGCAGATATTATTAAGCTATGGGGAGAGGGCGAATACGGCGGTAAAATCTTTATCGACTCCGTAGGAGCTGAACTCGTAGCGGTATTCGGTGGCTCTCCTACCTCTACCGAACGAGGTAGTAGCGACGTTTTCGACCACGATTACGCTCTCGTAAACTCTAATAACCATAAGAGCCTAACTATCGGCTACGTCGACGATATACAAGACGTACGCTCTCCTTACGCTATGGTTAACTCTTGGTCTCTAGAAGTAGCCGTAGACGACTACGTAATGCGAACGATTAACCTTATTAGTAAGAAGTCCGCTTCCGCTTCTAATACTCCGGCGTTTACTAACGAAGTCGAGTTTATCCCGAGCCAAGTTAGCCTTAAATTAGCCGCAACTGCCGCAGGACTTGACGCCGCAAGTGCGATTAACGTAACTAGCTTTAATATGGAAATCGCTAAGAACGCCGAGGCTCTCTACGTTCTAGGTTCTAACGAGCCGGAAGACATCATTAACAAGCAGTTTAGCGTTACTGGTACTATCGAACTTTACTTCGAAAATACTACGCAACGAGCTTACGTCTTCGCTAATACGCACCGAGCTATCCGAGTCGATATGATAGACGCTACAGTTAACCTCGGTAGCGGACACAACCCACAACTCCGATTCGACCTTAACGAAGTAGTATTCGAGGAGTTCGAACGAGGTTGGGACGCTAACGACCCTCTAAAGCAGACGTTAAACTTTACCGCTCTATATAGCCAAGCCGACGGCGAAATGATTACCGCTCGACTTACTAATACTCAGACCGGTACTAACTACGCTTAGTAATTTAAATTAAAAGGAGACCAGTATAATGGAAGACCGAGAAACTTTCGAAATAGTAACACCGGTAAAAGGACACGTCGTAGTTTTACGTTCGTGGATTACCGGACGAGAATCGCAGAAAATCGACGGAGCGATGTTTAAAGGCGTAGGTACTACCCAAGACGGTAAGCGACTTACTCCTAAATTAAGCGAATCTATGCTATCCGACCAAGAAAACGCCTCTATCGAGGTAGTAGTCGTATCCGTAGACGGCAAAGAGAACGACGTAGTTAACTCCGTTCTTAATATGCGAGCTAAGGATTATAGCTTCGTAGTAGCCGAAGTTCAAAAGGTTGTCGACGGAGACGTAGACGAAAAAAAAGAGAACAGCTCAGAGACGAGTACTACAAAGTCCTCTCCGGAAACAAAAGAGTAAAACTCTCGGATAGCCGATTCGGGATAATACAACTTTGTTCGTTGATGAGCTGGACGTACCAAGATTACGTTAGGCAACCGGCGTGGTTTATAACGCTACTCTCGATAAAGTTCGAGATAGAAGCCGAATATAACGAGAATCAAAGTAAGTCGTAAAAGTGGTATCATATAGTTATGACAGATGAAGCTAAACTAAAAATCTTAATCGAAGCTCATAACAGGGCTAAACAAGCTTTCGACGAGGTAAATAACCACGTAGATAAAGCCGAGCAAAAGTTTAGCTCTCTTAGCGATAGGCTCGATAAAATGGGTGCGAAGATGAAAGATGTAGGCGGTAAAATGACCGCCGGACTAACTTTACCTATAGTTGCCGCCGCAGGAATTAGCGTAAAGGCGTTCTCCGACCTAAACGAAACTCTTAATAAGGTAGACGTATCTTTCGGCGAACAGTCCGCTACGGTTAAGGCGTGGGCTAAGGATTCGATTAAATCTATGGGTCTAGCTCAACAATCCGCCTTAGACGCTACGGCTCTATTCGGCGATATGGGTACCGGAATGGGGCAGACTCAGACAGAAGCCGCAAAAATGTCTATGGGGCTAACGCAATTAGGTGCGGATATGGCTTCCTTTAAAAACGTATCTTTCGAAAGGGCTCAGACCGCATTAGCCGGAGTTTATACCGGAGAGACGGAAGCTCTAAAGGGTCTCGGTATCGTAATGACGCAGACTAACCTAGAGGAGTTCGCTAGAGCTAAAGGTATAAATAAGTCAATGTCGGAGATGTCGCAAGCCGAATTAGTACAGCTTCGATACGCTTACGTAATGGATCAAACCAAGAACGCACAAGGCGACTTCGCTCGTACGTCCGACGGTCTAGCGAATAAAACTCGTACGTCCGGCGAGCGTATGAAAGAGCTATCGGCTCAAATCGGAGAAAAGCTCGCTCCGATAATGGATAAAATCCTCGAAATCGGTAATAAGGTTCTCGACTGGTTTAATTCTTTAAGCGATAAAACGAAGAATATTATCCTCGTAATCGTCGGGCTTGTTGCCGCTATTGGTCCGCTACTAATGATTCTCGGTACGCTTATTCCGGCTATTGCCGCTA